CCACAGACCCGCATTACTCTGAGACTGGTGCCCCCGCACGTATGGCGGATGGTCGCCTCGTCACCGATTACCGTCCGCGCTGCTACCAGTACCCGCTGCTTGCCGCGCAGACCTGGGGCGATAATGATGCCCGAGCACGCATGGTTCACGGCGCCGATGAACTTATGAGGGCTGCGCGCGAAATGAATGACCGTAAGAATACGGCGACCTCCTGTGACGATACAATGGTTCCCGAACTTTACAAGCGGGTTTGTACTTGGGAGGGCTGTAAGACGATTCCTGGCAATTTCCAGGGCATCGGCACCGGTCGTATCTATGTACCTTCCGCCGCCGGCAATGCGTCGTCTCCCCAGGCACTCTCCGACGAGGATGTGCCGCAAATACCGCAGACATGGACTCGCCAACCGCCTCGTATGCCGTCACAGTGCGCTGTAGACGATCCCGAGGCGCAGTGGCTATACAAGGGAGATGTCGTAAATTACGGTGGAGGTGCGAAGTCGCACCCTTACTCCGCTCCTCGTGCTTGAGCCGAGGCGTAGGTTAATTAGCAACGCTTTATAGAATGGAGCATTCTGTAACCGGCGATGGTGTACAGGGAGTCGTACGACGAAATCCTGTAGACGGTACTGTAACAGTAAAGGGGCAGATCTTAGGTCTCGGAACTATAAGCCAAAAGATTATTTATATTGCCGCCGCGCCCGTAACGCGTGGAATCGGATTTGCCGGCTCAGGTCAGCCGTATCCAAATAAAGAGATTGCGTATTCTAATACGCCGAATACCGGTATTATTGAGTCACCCGATGGCAGCTTCACCATTGAACTTAAGGGAATTCCTGCCGGCTACTACAGCGGTCTCGGTAGCATTTATATTCCGCCGTGTGTTGACTTTACGTCGTTTACTGCTGATAGGAAGATGTTTCATACAACACTTGTTATCAATGAAACGGCTGCACCCTGGCGTTGGGGCTCTGGTTCTCCTGCACCTATGAAGCCTGAGCCTGATAGCCCAGATGCTACCGGTCGCGCAATGTACTACTTTGGTCGTGAAGCACTACCGCTCTTCAATAACCAAGAAGCGCAGTTACGTGCACGTGGCTATCCCGGTGAAATGACGTCGCGTGGCTGGCCTGAGCCCGATGACGCCAAGCCGTGGGCACACGCGTCTCCGCCGTCCTAAGGTCTAAAAAAATTGAATCCTTTCCACTGTACAATTAGATTTGTACACTGAAAATGCCTACTGTAGCACTTTGTGGTGTAGACGCCGACTACGATCGGCTTTCTTCCTTTCTTTCTAGTTCTGGATCTGTAGTGGTTCCCTGGGCTTCTAACATTTGTAAATTGGTGGTTGGCGACGGGGCTGGTGGTCGGTGGAAAATCGCCGAGGCTAAGCGTCTCGGTATTGCTGTAGTGACGGTGGCTTCCGTCTTGGCTGATGCACAGCGATCTGGCGAGTTGTGGGTCACCCGCTATACACCACGACGACTCAAGGAGATGATTGGTGGTGCCGCGCCAATCAATGAACTATCTGCGTGGCTAACGGGGTGGACGGGTGCTGCTGGATCTGTGCATGGAGCGTTGGTGACTGGTCCGCCTGGTATCGGCAAGACCACCGCTGTTGGTCTGATTGTGAAAGGGTGCGGCTATGACTTGATAGAATTCAATGCATCCGATGAGCGCTCGGCGTTAGCGGTTCGTAAGTACTTTGACGAGGCAAAACGGTCTGGCTGTTGTGGTAAACGTCGTGTAATTGTGATGGACGAGGTGGATGGAATGAGCACCGGTGACCGTGGCGGTATCGGTGAACTGGCGAAAGTGATTGCTTCGTGTACATTTCCTATCATTTGTATCGCCAACGAGCGGGGAACGCCTCGGCTCCGACCACTGGCTTCCTGTTGTCTAGATATCCGCTTTCAGCGTCCTACAAAGACCGTAATTGCGAAGGCGTTGTATGAACGAGTCGTAAAGGCGGAGAAGCTCAGTTACACAGTGGCTGATGTTGAGGAGTTGTGTGAGCGGAACGGCAACGATATCCGCTCGGTGATTAATGCTCTTCAGTTCTCGGCGGCTTATCTTGTTGGCGGGGGGAAGGACGAACTTCAGAGGGTGGACGCATTCTCCGCTACCGGTCGGCTCATCGGTGGCGGTGATTCACGGGCTGTCAAGGAAGAACTCATCTTTCTAGACTACGGTATGATTCCCCTGATGGTCGCTGAAGGGTACGTTGCCGCTGCTGGGAAACCGCGCGGCTCTGGTTCTGGCTCTCGTCCTGATGACACAGTGTTGGTTCAGCGCTGTACTACTGCCGGCATGTATCTTGGCGACTACGATATCCTAGATCGCCGCATTCGTGGCTCACAAACCTGGTCTCTAATGCCTTACGCCGTTTCTTCTGTTGTATCGGCGGCGATTTCAACCGGAGGTATTGCACCATTCCAAATCTTCCCCTCCTGGCTCGGTAAGCAATCCAAGCGTCTCAAGCATCGCCGTTGGCTGCGTGATATGCGCTCTCGCGGCGTGCTTTCTGGCTCTGGAGAGGGTATGCTAGATACATTAGACTGTCTTCGGTCAATGCTGTTTGTAAAAGGTAAATCGGCTGCGGAGATTGTAGAGCGTTTGGTAGATATTGGCGCTACACGCGACGATATGCTAGAAACGATTACGGATATGACGTACAAGGACGATGCGGGGCGGGTAGCACTGGACACAAAGACTAAGGGTGGAATTACACGTGAATGGAAGAAAATAGAGGTAAAGACGGCGGTTGTGCGTGGATCGGTGCCGGAGGATAATGCCGATATTGATGACGTTGATAGTGATGATGAGATAGATATGCTGGAGTAATAGTTCAACACGTCGTTTTTTAAACGAACAATTGAAAACTTGATTTGGTTTTGAAAGGGGGGCTTTACGCCATGCGGAAGCCGCCCGCCAGCTGCGAGCCGAGCGCCAGACCCGCACCCTGGCGAGACGTGAGTCCGACCGAGGGCGACAGGAGGTCCAGGATGGCGAAGACAACCGCAGCCGTCGTGGCAATTACGGCGATCTCCTCCAGCTGGGGGACCTTGCGGGGGATGATGACCATCGCTACCGCGACGGCGAGACCCTCCAGGAAATACTTCACGGCGCGGGTGAGGAGCTCAGTGCCGTTGAAACCGTCCATTGTTCTTATACTCCGGGCAAGGAAAAAAAGTGCCGCGGATTGCGTTAAAGTTTAAAGATATAATTCATTCAATGCTCTAGAAACTATGTCGGAGAATACTGAAACCGAACCGAAGGAAGTTTTCCTAGAAGCGGATAAGGAGATTCCGGGACAGCACTACGTCGCACTCAGCTTTATTAGTCCGCAGAAGGTACTGAAGAACAAAGACCTCTTTTTCTTTAATGAGTTCCTCAAGGACTATCAAATGCAGTACAAGATTAAGTCAACGGAGAGCTTTGTAATGTCCGAAGTGAATAAGGTTCAGGAGGCTGCTTCCAAGGTTCAGGACGTTGTTGAGAATGCGCTCCTCAAGAAGGATAAGGCAACGGATCTCAGCGGCGCGCTCCAGGTGCTTGCTGACCTCAGCGGTGCCCTCCAGACCATTAAGGAGGTCCGCCGTACTCTAACAACCGATGTTGCTGAGGATATGAGCACCTACGTCAAGACGAAGGTCGCCGACTTCCGTGAGTCTGCTATTAAGGAGGACTTTGAGACGTTCCTCTTCAAGAATAAGAAGCGTCTGGACGACGAGTTCTTTGCGAAGAACGACTTCCGTACGACAGTTCAGGGCGTCAAGATTCGCGGTGTCTACGATACGTACAACGAGGCGATTCATCGTTGCAAGACGCTACAGAAGATTGACCCCGCCTTCAACGTCTATGTCGGTCAGGTCGGTTTCTGGCTCCCCTGGGATCCTGAGCCGCACGATATTGCCGACCAGGAGTACGCCGACGACCAGCTCAACACGCTCATGAAGAAGTACAAGGAGAATGAGAAGACGCGTGACGAGCTCTACGCCGAGCACAAGGTTCTCCGTATGGGCGAGGGCAAGACGAAGAAGCCCGTCATTGGCGCAAGTGTCACTGAGGAGTCTAAGCCTGCCAAGGATATGTTTGGCGACGAGGACCCATTCATGAAGCGTAAGCGTGAGCAGGCGGAGGCAGCGGCAGCGGCTGTCACTGCTTCTGTAATCAAGGCGGTAGATGCCGGCGCGGCGGCATTAGCGGCGGCGGCGTCTGCCGAAAATACCCTCACGATGTAAATGGGTTGTCCTTACAAATACGCTCTAGGTATCCCTGGACAAGGCTTTCATTCAACACGTATCTTTGGATACGCGCTGAACGATACACTCGCAACGATTGTACTCGCTTTTATTACATCATACTTGCTCGGACTATCATTTCTACCGGTTTTAGTCTTTTGGCTTGTAGCGGGTGAAATACTACATTATGCATTCGGTACCCAAACTGCATTTTTAACCTCTATTGGCGTTACGGTCCCATGTGGTGATGAAAATTGACGGCGATTGGCTGAATTTCTAACAAGGTATACCACAATGCTTGTGCTTTACCTTGTTCCTGAAAATGCGGAGGTGAAGGAGATGTATGCGGCGGCAGTGGCAGCCTATATGGCGAAGCCTCGTGGCGAGCGTGATGCCGGTTTTGACCTCTTCTCCGTGGCGGCTTCCGTGCCTGGAATGAATCCAACAGCGGCTGGTGGCAGCAGCAGCGGTGGCGCTACTGTCAAGGTTGGTCAGACCTGCCGCGCCGCCATCTATGACCCTATGGACAGTCGCTTCCGTGCGTACTGGATGCTCCCCCGCTCCTCCATCTCTAAGACACCGCTGAGGTTGGCGAACTCTGTCGGTCTGATTGACGCCGGCTACCGTGGTCCACTGCTGGCTATGGTCTACTCCACTGGTGCGGACTTTGCCGTTGCTGCTGGTGACCGCTATTTCCAGATTGCTGGTCCTGAACTACAGCCATTTGAGCGTATTGAAATCGTAGACGAGATTCCTGGCGGTGCGACTATTCGCGGTGCCGGTGGATTTGGTAGCACCGGTCGTAGCGGTGTTAACGAAATCAACGGCGGCATTGATTACATCCGCTGAATTCGGTCTAAACTCTTTTTGTGTAGGTTTTGTAAATGGTACAAAGAATACCAATGGAACTAGGCAACGCATTAAGAGAACTTGCTCGTCAGGACCCTTACGCTGCACCTGGTTATTTATGGAGAAATCCTTTCAATCCACGTGCACGGGGGCGACGTTGGACTCCGCGGACTCTAGAATTCTTTCAGCGGTGGCAACAATACGAACAACAAAATCTAGCAGAGTTGGCTGCTCAGACTAATACTTATTTACCTGAAGCACCGGTCCCTTTGTCGCCCCTCCCGTCGTCAACATAGGCAAGCCCGTCTCGCCTGCTTGTTCTGCAAGTTCCTTCTGGCGCTCGTACTCCGCCGATCTAACCCAATGATCCCGCGACCCAATCTTAAAATCAGGATGCGGCTGCGCCTTGTACCAGAACACACAATCCTCAATCTTATTCGTATGTGCACCGTTGTGAATCACTAAACATTCGTAGTCCTCGGTACACTGGTCCATAATCTGACAGAACAACTCAAACGTTGGGAAAATACCCGCAAACTGCTCATAAATACGGCGACGGGCTGAGACCTGATTCTCTCTCAGGATAAACACGTAATCCACCTGTCCTCGTAGGACCGGCGGAATACCCATCACGTACTGAATGGCAAGAATGTATAGAAGCCCGTAGTGACGTCCGTTCATGAATAGCGAACGAATCCACTTATCGTTCACCCACTTATTATCGTATAAGCAATCATCCATAATGATAAAAGC